ACCCGGCTACAGGGCGGACGATTCGTTTCCGCATCACTCATCGTGACAAGTTCTTGTACTAGGGGGCGATATCTTGCCAAACCCAACCATGCAAGTGTTCGACAAAAATTTTAAACGCCTGGGTACCTTGATCGATGCTTATGGTATTGAACGACGAAGACGACTCAACTCCGATTATGAGCTGTCTTTTTTTGTGCCCATGTCCTCGGACGATTATCTGGAAAAAATCCAGATGAAAGGCCACGTTCAGGACGAGCGCGGCCAGTATTACGTGATCAACAGCCGTAAGCGGGATCGGTCGAAAAAGAAGCTGACGGCCCTGATCACCGCTACGCACGTCATGTTTAAACTGAACGATTACAAGGTGCCGTATGACGATTACATCGCGGAAGCATACGGCGTGCACATCTCCACGTTGCTGGACAAGATCAGCCGCTCAACTGGGAGCGTGTGCCGTTCGTCGCGTTCAAATACAACGATGAGGAGCTGCCGCTTATTCGGGTCGTGAAATCGCTGGTGGATGAATACGACGCAAGAACGTCTGACCATGCAAACAACCTGGAGGACTTGCCCAATTCGATATACGTTCTCAAGAACTACGACGGACAGGACCTCGGTGAATTCCGCCGCAATATGTCCACCTATCGGGCTGTAAAGGTCATGGGTGACGGCGGTGTAAATACGCTTAGCCTCGACATCGACACCGAAGCCACGGAGAAGCATTTGGACCGTCTGAGAAAGGATATCTACGAATTCGGCCGCGGGGTGGACACGCAGTCGGAGCGGTTCGGGAATTCGCCCTCCGGGATCGCGCTCAAGTTCTTGTATGCGGATCTCGACATGGACTGCAATATCATGGAGACCGAATTTCAGGCGAGTCTCGAGCAGCTCATGTGGTTTGTGAATGTCCATCTGGTTAATACGGGTGCCGGTGACTTCACAAACGAGTCCGTCGAGTTCGTGTTCAACAGGGACATCCTGATCAACGAAACCGACGCGATCACGAACATCCGCAACAGCGTCGGCATCCTGTCTGACGAGACGCTCGTTGCGCAACATCCGTGGGTCACGGATGTGCAGGAGGAGCTGGATCGCATACAGAAGCAGCGGGAAGAGCGCTCGGAGGCTTACGGCGGGCTGCCGCCTGACAATCAAACCGGCCAGGCGGACAGCGGTGACGACGAATGAAGCCGGAAGAATACTGGGCGCGTCGGATGGACCAGCTGAACGAGGCGATGCTGAACCGCGGCGAGGAGTACATCCAGCGGCAGCGTGAAGAGTACGAGCGGGCGCTCGCCAAAATCCGTGAGAAAACCGAGCGCTGGTACGCCAGACTTGCCCAAAACAACGACATCAGCCTGGCGGCCGCCCGGGAGCTGCTGGACCGGAACGAATTGAAGGAATTTCACTGGACGGTTGAGGAGTACATTCAGCGCGGCCGCGAAAATGCGATCGACCAGCGCTGGATGCGCGAGCTCGAGAATGCTTCGGCCAAGGTGCACATCACTCGGCTGCGCGAGCTGGAAATCCATCTGCAGAACGAGATCGAGCAGCTGGCGGCCAGTCGCCTCAAGGGCACGACGGACACGCTCGGGTCAATTTACAAGGATAGTTACTATCGCAGCGTGTTCGAGCTCCAGAAGGGCACCGGAGTCGGCACCTCGTTCGCGCAGCTCGATGACAGGCAGATCGACAAGGTGCTTGCGAAGCCCTGGGCGCCCGACGGCTCGAATTTCTCTGCGCGGATCTGGAAGGACCGCGACAAGCTCGTCGGTGAGCTGCAGACGATCTTGACGCAGGATCTCATCCGTGGGGAGCCGGCCGAAAAGATGATCTCGGACTTCGCGGAGCGGATGGGTGTCAGCCGGCACGCAGCCGAGCGCCTGATCCGGACGGAGGCGGCGTATTTTTCCGGCCAGTCCCGGCTCGATGCCTACCGGGAGACTGGCGTCGAGCGCTACAAGTTCGTCGCGACTCTGGACCGCCGGACGTCCGAGATTTGCCGCGATATGGACGGGCGGGTGTTCCAGATCAGCGAGGCCAAAGCCGGCGTCAATTATCCGCCGTTGCATGTGTTCTGCCGGTCGACGACAATCCCGTATTTCGAGGACGCCGAACCGGGCGAGCGGGCTGCGCGGAGCGACGACGGGGACACGTACTATGTGCCCGGCGACATGACCTACCGCGAATGGGCGGAGCAGCACGCACCCGCGGCCGTTGAGCCTGCCAGGGCGGATGTTCCGAAGCCGGCGGAGCAGCCGAAGGTGACGACGCTCGAGCGGCCACGGAAGACGGCGCGCGAGTTGATGGACGAGTTCCGGGAGGATATCGACGATTACTACAAGTCTATCGTGACCGTCGAACCCGACGTCACGGAAACTGTAAAGAAAACTGTTACAGAATCCGGCGGTGAAATGGCCGGTCTTGATTTCCGGATCAAAGCAAAAGACTCTTTCATCCGCAAAATAACAACTGACCTGGAGCATGATTTAAAGATCAATCCGGACCTGACGCCGATGGACGTGGCACGTTCGATCAATGACGTGCTACGCTATACGGCGGTGACAGACCCGGATCGATATTTTGCCCTTTACACGACGGTGATCATGACGCTGATCAACGAAGGGCATACGCTGCGAAAGGTCAAGAACGCATGGAAAGACGCGCAGAATCCGTACAACGGCATTAACGTCGTGCTGGTATCGCCGGATGGCATCACATATGAACTGCAGTTCCATACGCCGGAGAGCTTCGATCTCAAACAAAACAAGCTGCATGAACTTTACGAGGAATACCGGTTGTCTACGACTTCCAAGAAGCGTAAAATGGAACTGTGGGAAGAAATGATGAAGTTGGCTAATGGAATCAGGAAGCCTCCGGGTGTTGACAAAATTAGGTGAGGAGGTCGGTGCGGATGGTGCAGTATTATGCAATAACCAAATATGGTATGACAAAAACGGCGCCGTTCGCGCTCGTCCGTTTCAAAGAAGGCATATTCGAAATCTTTCGAAATGGGAACTGGGAAGAGACTCGGCAGTTTGATGACATTCTTATCGGCGAATTCAATGACTACGAGATCATTACTGATGATGAAGCGAAAGCGATCCAGCAAAAGATGATGGCACGAATCACTTGAAGCACTCCCGCAAGTATGCGAGGGTGCTTTTGTTTTGCACAGAAAGCGAGGTGATGCGATTGGCTGTCGGGCAATATCGGCGCAGCACGATCTGTGAGGCCATCCAGTTTTTATCGACCGATCAGGTGCAAGAAATCATTGATTTCGTCGGGCTGCCCATTCAAATCGAATACGATAAGGCCGGCGATATCAAGTTGCGTGTAATTCGCGGTCCGCTCGAAGTGGTTGTCGCTCATATTGGCGATTATGTTGTAAAACATCAAAATGGCAAGCTTGAGGCCATCAAGCAGGCCGAATTCGAGGAACTGTACGAACCTGTGGGCTTCGGATGAGACTTCCGGGGCCCATTTTCTACCCACGGCCGGGGTATATCGGCCGGGCACCATCAGCGGATCGAACCGCTATACAAATTCGGAGGGTGATCTATTGTGGAATGGTTGAAGGAACTGTTGAAAAATCTGGGGATTTCGGAATCGGACGTCGAGAAAATCGATTCGGAGATTCGAAAGGAACTGCCGAAGCACTTTGTCCCGAAAAGCCAGTACAATGACGTTTCCGAAGCCCGGAAGCAGGCCGAGGAAGCGCTGAAAGAGCGCGACAAACAACTGTCCGAGCTGAAGAAGGCCGCCGAAGGCAATGAGGAGCTGCGGAGGCAGATCGAAGAGCTCCAGCGGCAGAACAAGACCGCCGCTGAACAGTATGAGGCTAAGCTGCGGGACATGACAGTAACAACAGCCATCAAGCTGGCGGTAGCCGGCCAGGTACATGATCCGGATCTGGTGGCCACGCTGCTGGACAAAACGAAAATCGAGATCGACGAGAGCGGCGCGATCAAAGCTGGCCTCGACGACCAAATCAAAGCCCTGCGAGAGAGCAAGGCTTTTTTGTTTATCGAAAAGCAAGACAAGGGACCGCAGTTTAAAGGTGCAACGCCGGCGGAAAGCCGGGATTCCGGCCCAGGCGGTGGGATCAAAAACCCGTGGGCAAAGGAAACGTTTAATTTGACCGAGCAAGCCCGTATTCTCCGCGAGAATCCGGAGCTTGCAAAACAATTACAGTCCATTGCTGGAGGTTGATAAAACATGACAGTAAAAATTTCTGATGTCATTGTTCCCGAGGTGTTCAATCCGTATGTTGTCCAGCGGACGATGGAACTGTCCGCGATCTTCCAGTCTGGAATCGCGCAGCGGACGCAGGAATTTGACCGGTTGGCCAGCCAAGCCGCCAAGACGGTGAACATGCCGTTCTGGGGCGATCTGACCGGGGAGGATGAAGTCCTTTCCGATACCGGCGCCCTGACACCCGGCAAGATCCAGGCAAACCAAGATGAGGCCGTCATCCTGCGCCGCGGCCGTGCATGGGGTGCGAATGATCTTGCCGCAAACCTGGCCGGTGACGACCCGATGCGGGCGATCGCTGATTTGGTGGCTGCTTACTGGGCTCGCCGGTATCAGGCGGCACTCGTTTCGACGCTGCAGGGCGTATTCGCATCGTCGAGTATGTCGGCGCTGGTGCATGATATCAGCGGGCAAACTGGCGAAGCGGCTGCCATCAGCGCCAAGACGACCGTCGACGCTGCTCAGAGACTCGGCGACGCCAAAGCGCAACTGACGGCCATCGTCATGCACAGCGCGACGGAGGCGGCGCTGGCCAAGCAAGATCTGATCGAATAC